AATTCCCGTTCAATCAGCATATAAATTAACTCCCGAAGGAACAGCCGTTCAACCAGAACAACCATCTACATCATCATCAATGGGTGACTTGTTAAAACAATTAAAAGGTTCTACAGGTTTATCAAATGAAGCACTTGCTAGATTAGGTTTAACTGGAGCGTTAGGTGCTTTCGGTGCATCACAAAGTAGACAAGCGGCTACTCAAGGTGCTGAAGCTGCTGGAAAGAAATCTGCTCTTGCTGCACCGTATAAACAACAAGGTCAAGAATTAGTACGTGCTGCACAGTCTGGAGAATTAACTCCAGTAAATCAACAAGTTATACAACAACAACGTGCTAGACTTGCTCAAGCAGCATCTAATATGGGTGGTGTTGGACAACAACAAATTGAAAATCAGATTAGTAATTTAACTTCCCAATTAATTGAAAATCAATACAAATACGGATTACAAGTATTGCAAATTGGCGATAACATAGAGTTAGGTGCTATCAATACACAGTTACAGTTAGACCAACAATTGAATCAAGCAAACAAATCTTTCTATACAAGTTTGGCTCAACTAGCTGCCGGTAGTCCTATGTATGTACCGGGTATGACAACTGTTACACCACCTAGGGGTTAATTATGGCTGAAATATTAGCAAGTGCTTTAAATATAGATATGAGTGGTCCTAAGACCTATGAAAACTTATTTAAAAAACAAAAAGAAATTGGTGATGAGATTACCAAAGTAGAGATGGGTGTTGCTGATTTAACAGCTAGTCGTGATTTAACTGCTGCAAAGGCAAGACAAGAATCTATTTCTAAAGCACAAGAAAAATATGAAACAGAGTCTGGTGAAATACAAAAGAAAATGGATTCTTTTGGGGATGTTAAGTTTCAGCCTACACAAGATAATATTCAAGACATTGCAGGATTGTTTAGTGCTGTAGGAATTATTGGTGCAATGATTGGTGGTAGTGGTCGTAACTCTGCAATGAACGCTTTATCTTCTATGACTGGTATGTTAGACGGTTGGAAAAAAGGTCGTGGAGATTTATTCAGACAAGAAAAAATTAAATTTGACGCAGAATTAAGTAGAGTTAAATCAGAAAAAGATACTTTAATTCAAAAGTTAAGTATGGTTGAAAAAGATTATTCACGTAACAAAGATAAAGCAGAACAAGACTTTCAAGTTATTTTAGCTGAATACAATAGTCCTATATTAAAACAAATGGCTAATATGGGTGGATTAAAAAGAACTCTTGATTATGCAACAAATACTCTTGGTAAATCAGTTGATAAAGCTGTAGAGTTAAGTAATCAAATGACATTACAAAACGTAAAATTTAACCAAGAACAACAATTAGAAGGTATACGTCAAGGTAATCGTTTACAAATTGAAGAAATAAAATCTAAAGCTAGAACAGGTCAAGGTTTGTTAAAACCATCTGCTAAGGCTGCTGAAGGCTATCAATCTGTAAATATTTTAAAAGCAGATTTACAAGACCTTAAAAAAGATTTAAATGACCCACAATTAGCCAAAATGTTAAACCAGTATCGTGCTGAGGCTTTTGCTACTGAAGAAAGTAAAGTTTTAAATCAATTAATTACTAGTGACATTCCTGATAAGTTACAAAAATTCTTGGTTAAAGTAAGAGATATTCGTAACAATTATTATTTAGATATGAGTGGTAAAGCGGTTACAGGTGGCGAAGCGTTAAGAAATTACGGTACTGTTCCACAACCGGGTGATGACCAAAAAGCCATGTTAAATAAAATTGACGGAATGGAAAAACGTGTAGACCAAAAGATTAGACAAAACCAAGCATTGTTTGGATTCCCTGATATTAGTTCTGTTGCTGGTACTAAAACAAGTTTACAAGCTAATCAAGTATATGAAGTTGCTGAACAAAATACTGGTTCTTATTATATAAAAGGTAGAAAAATTATTCCACGTGGTAATCAATGGGTTTTTGAAGATACTGGAGAGGTGGCACAATAATGGCTGACTTACCTCCATTACCTGCTGGAGCAACAACTGAACCTGTAATGACGGGCGGTGTTCCTTCTTTACCAAAGAGTGCTGAATTTAAATCTAATGATGATTTTAGTAATACTACTGAAAAAAAGAGTCCATCATTTAGAGAACGTGCTTCAGATGTTTTAGGAACAGCAAGCATATCAAGTGCATTAGGATATGTCGCTCCTGAAATATTAACTGGTCTTGGCGGTGCTGCTGCTGCATTTCCTGTAACTGCTCCATTAGCTGCACCACTAATGATGTCTGGACAAGCCTTGCGTGGAAAAAGATTAGCGAGTGCCGGTGCTGGTTTTGTTAGTGGAGTAGGTGAAGAGATAGCTGGTCAAGTTGCTCAAAAAGTAGCACCTAATTATGAAGAGCCAATACGTTTTGCTGCCGGTGCATTAACTCCTGAGTTTGCTAAAACTGTAGGAAAAGGAATAAGTTATCTTTTGCCGGTAGCTACTAAAGGAACTGTTAAAGAAGCTATAGCAGATATGGCAAGAATGATTGGTGCAGAAGAAAAGTCATTAACTCCTGACCAACGTAAATATTTAGAAAAAATTGTAACTGATATTCGAGGCGGTAAGGTTAGTGATAGCCCTGCTCAATATTCATACAATCTGTTGAAACAAAGTACAGATAATATTGTTTCTGATTATTCTAGGCAAGTACAAGCATTAGAAAAACAAGCCTCAGATATTCTTTCTGGTGCAACACAACGTACAGCTACGTTAGATAAAAATTTAGCAGATAGTATTGTTAAATTAAATCAGTCTGCAAAAGATTCATCACAATTTATATTGAATACGGCTGAAGCAAAGGCAACAGCCATTCGTGAGCGAGCAAAGTTTTCAGCAACAAACATACGTGATATATTAGAAATTGATGCCAAGCAAGCATTAAAAGAAGGTCAGCAACAAGCACAAAACATACTACGTGATGCACAACAACGTACATTAAAACTACGTCAGCAAGCAGGTAAACAAGTTACTAAGACTCAACAAGAACTTGCCGGTGCAAAACAACAATTAACAAGTATTGGTACTCCTGCAACTGAAACACAAACAGGTGAAGCAATTAGAGATGCTGTATTGCCAAGATTTAATTTGCTAAAATCAACAAGAGATAAAAATGCAAGCACTAATTTTGCTGACGCATTTAACTTTGCTTTAATTAAAGAACAGCAAGGTCAGACTCCAAGGAATACTCAAGCATTTGCAAACTTTAGCAAACAAGTGTCAGATGCTTTAACAGACCCAACAACACGATTAGCTAATGTACCTGAAGGTGCAATAAAACAACAATTAACATCTATTGCAAAAGCACTTGAAGATAAAACAACAAAAGAAATCGGTGGAGAAGTTGTAGAAATTGCAAACCAACAATTAAGTTTTAGAGGACTAGAAACATTACGTAGGATATTACGTGATAGGGCATCTGGTTTACCGTCTGAAGGTGCTGACGCAATTAGTCAAGATACTGCACGTAAATTAGCAGAAGGTATTGAGTCTATTCAAAAAGAATTTTCACCGGGTATTACTAAAGCATTAGACCAATATAAAGCTGATTCTGCTCCTCTTAATGAGTTTAGAGTAAAGCTAGGTCAAGCTATTTCTGGTAAAGAAGATTTTGATATGGGTCGTTTTGTTACAGACCCAGCTAATGTTGCTAAAAAAGCATTTACATCTGAAACAGCAATTAAAGATTTAATAACATTTACTGGTGGAAGAACTGAAGGTGTAGAAAACATTGCACGTAATTTTGTTGTTAACAAATTAAAAAATGCTGATGCTAAACAAATCCAATCTTATTTAAAGTCTAATGATGACTGGTTAAATGAAAGAACATTTCCTAAGTTATTCAATGACTTAACTACTGCTGCACAATCTGCTGGACGTGCTGAGGGTTTTGGTAGTGCAAGGGAAACTTTAGCTTCATCGTTACGTACTGAGGCTAAGTCATTACCAACGTCTGCACAGAGTGCTGCACAAAAAGCCCAAGAAGAAGCATTACGTTTATCACAAGGATATAAAACAACCGGTAGTAAAGCTGCTGAAGGTATTACTGGAACTGCTGAAAAAGAAGCCTCTAAAATAACTAGTGCTGCATTAAAACAAGCAGAAGATATTGCTGCGAGTGCTAGTAAACAGGCTGACGTTACAACTAGAGCAGTAGAAAAACAAAAAGGTAAAATTGCTACCGATGCTGAAAAACAAGCAGACAAGTTACGTAAACAACAAGAACCGTTAACTGCTCAGGGTGAATCAATCCGTAAATTAATTATGGGTGACGCTGCTCCGGCAAGACGTATGCAAGAAATTATATTGAGTGGTAGTCCTAAACTTTGGGAAGAGATTGGTCCTATATTGACTAAAGACCCTAAAGCACGTCAAATGGCTTCCGATGCTGTAAGGCAAGTAATGGCAGATAAAGCCTCACGTTCTCCGGCTGGTGCTATTGATGCGTGGAGAAAAGATGTTGCTCCCTTTGTTGAGTCAAGCGGCTTAATGAGTAAAACAGAAATTGCTGGATTAACTAAACAAATTGATGATTTAAGTACAAGATTAGATATTAGTCCACAACAAAAACTAACTGGTATGCAGGATTTAGTTATTCGTACCATGTTTAGGGGGGTGGCTTCTGAAACTGCTAGAGGCTTAACCAGTTTATTTAACCCATTTAATTCATTACTAGGAAGATAATGGCTAAAAAACAAGACAAAGGAATTAATCCTGACTTAGAAGATGCTATCAATAATATGTTGGTAGACATGAAAACCAATGAAGAGTGGACTCTTACCGACAAAATGAAGATATTGGATAGAGCATTAAAGTTGGAAGCTATTAAATTAAAGATTTCTGACGAAGGGTGGGGTGCTGGATTACTTGATGATAATGATGATAACGAGTAGAATGTGAATACTATCAATCATCAAAACGGGGGTTTACATGGATGCAGTTGCTGTCGTGCGTATAGCGTTAGGGGTCATTACAGACCGCTTACTTACGGTATTGGGTTTAAGTCTTTGTTTCAGTTTATGTTGCTGGACAATGTGGGACCCAAAGTATGAGAGGGTAATTGTAGTTGCCTTATTTAGCGTGTACAGTTATATTTTACTTATTAAAATGGAGAGTAAAAATGAAAGTCAACAAAAGACCGAGTGAAGTTAATCAACAGATAGCTAAGTCTGTTCGTCCACAGTTACCACGTGACGGTAGTGCCAACGGAAAGAACAGTACGTTTAGCGGTAATCTACCTTCTGGATTTACTGCCGTATGGGATTTTAGTGGAAACACAAATACCAAGTTATCTCCTACCGGCAAACCTGAACCTAAAAACAATAAGTGGAATACAAATGGCGAATAACATTCCTTTTCAGCCGATGGGAAAAACTTATCGAGCAAATCTGACAACTACTACTTCTGAAATAGCAATCAATGCAGATAGTCCTTGTAATCAAGTGCGAGTGCATAATGGTACGGCTGGAGAAATATTTATACGTTTTACTTCTACTGCCACAAACGCTGCTGCTGTTCCTGTGGTTGGAACTCCTGCCTACGGTATGATTATGCACAACAATGCTACGCAAATATTTACCGTACCTCAAGCATTTTCTAGTGGTGCATCAACTTTGTATGTGTCTGGTATTGTTGCAACAGGTACAGGTGTCATGTATGTAACACCGGGCGAAGGTCTATAATTATTGAGGGTTAATCTATAAAAGTAGGTTAACAAATAGAAAAATGATTCCTGAAGGATTCCTGATTGAAAAACTAGCACCAGCCATAGGTGGTTTATTTGGTGGTTTAAGCCTAGCGATGTTCTGGACTCCTGAGAAGTTACAGGAAAAAGGTAAAGTTGCATCTATCTTTATAGCTGGTGGGATAAGTTCAATGGCAGGATTCTCATTCACCGGCATCGCAGCAGATAAATTAAATGTAAGTTATGACAAGCTCGATATGCTTATTGGATTGGCTTGGGTATTAGGCTTATGCAGCGTAGCTGTTATTAATTGGGTATCAAACTATATGTCTAAACGTGAACACATGGACATTCAAGAAGTTGCTGCCGAAATCAAGCGTAAGCCGAGAACAAGAAAATGACAGTCCTTCATTGGTTACTATCTGTTTTAGTTCTTGAGTTAATTGCAATATTGACTGTGGCTTATCTAGCATTTAGTGGATTTTTTACTGGTATGCGTATTCTGTCAAAGATTGGTATTTTTGTAATGACCACAGGACTCATGGTACAAATCATGCGAACATTGTATTATTTTGAAAATGGTTCTTATCCGATAGATAACTTGTTTCCATTGTGGATTACTAAAGATATTGGTGCATCCATTATTATTTTTGACTTAGCATTGCTGTATTTTAAAAAGGATAAAGAATGTTTGGAATAGATGATATTTTGTCAGTTGGTATGAAGCTAGTAGATAAGTTTGTACCAGACCCACAAGCCAAGCAAGAGGCTCAAATCAAATTGCTGGAAATGCAGAAGAATGGTGAGTTGGCTCAATTACAAGCCGACATGAACGAGCAGCAAGAAATCACAAAGCGTCAGCAAGCGGACATGATGTCTGATTCTTGGATGTCTAAAAACATTAGACCCATGACTTTAGTTTTTATTCTGATTACATATACTGTATTTGCAATGATGTCTGCATGGGATATTGAAGTTAATAATAATTATGTAGAATTACTAGGTCAATGGGGTATGCTCATTATGTCTTTTTACTTTGGTGGTCGTACTCTTGAAAAAATAATGGAAATGAAAAAAGGAAAAACAGATGCTAAGTAATTGGGATAAATCTTGCGACATGGTACTTGCTCACGAAGGTGGCTTTACATCTGACCCACGTGATAAGGGAAATAGCTTGCCTGACGGTAGGGCTGGCTCGACAATGCTTGGTTGCACACAAGCTAATTGGGAAGCATACGTAGGTCATCAAGTAACTTGGGATGACATGAAGAAGTTAACTAAAGATGACGTTAAACCTTTATACAAGAAAAACTATTGGGATGCTGTAAAGGGTGATGACTTGCCAAGCGGTGTTGATTACGCAGCATTTGACTTTGCTATTAATGCAGGTCCGGGAGCTTCTCGTAAAATGATTCAACGTGCATTAGGTGTAACTGCTGATGGTGCTTTTGGTCCAATGACTATGGCTGCTATTCAAAAGGCAGATGCTAAAGAACTTATGCAAAAGTTTAGCGATGCTAAAACAGCGTTCTACAAAAGCCTTGGTAACTTTAACGTCTACGGTAAAGGTTGGTTACAACGAGTTGCAGATGTACAAAATATTTCGGAGAAAATGATTGGATAATCATTGGGTACTCGGATGTCCGGGAGCGTCTTATGGCAAGTAAGCCGAATCTCTCAGTTGGGAGAGGAGAAAAGTTATCCGTTTCTGCTGGAGGCGGTTTGACCTCCAAAGGAAGAAAGAAGTATAACCGAGCAACAGGCAGCAAACTAAAAGCACCGCAGAAGTCAGGACCCAGACATAAGTCATTTTGTGCAAGGTCCCGTAACTGGAAAGGTCCTAGAGGTAAAGCTGCAAGAAAGAGATGGGGATGTCGATGAAAGCTGGACTCTATGCAAATATTCACAAAAAGAGAGAACGTATACGTAAAGGTTCTGGAGAGAAGATGAGAAAGCCCGGAAGTAAAGGCTCTCCCACAGCTTCAGCATTTCGTAAATCCAAAAGAACAGCAAAAAAACGTGGTAGAAGATAGTCACTATAAGTCTTTACTAAAAGCTGTTACATGGAGAATTACAGGAAGTTTAGATACTTTCCTTCTTTCTTGGTTAGTTACAGGACACGCTCAATTAGCCTTTAGCATTGCTTTCTTAGAGTTGTTTACTAAGATTGTTTTGTATTGGCTGCATGAGCGTATCTGGTTAAGAATTAAACTTTAACTAGATTTAATGAGTTGTCCTTCAAACAGATAACTTCCCATGTGTGCAAGATTAATCCAAGGTCCAGCCCATATCTTTATTCCTGCATCTCTAGCCATCTTACAGAATCCGTAATCTTCAGAAAGTAATCGCTCTGTTCCTTCTTCAATAAATACAGGGAAGTATTCAAAGATTCTATCTCTCTTTAGTTCTCCACCTAAGTCATGTACATCATTGACATAAGATTTAACTGTAGTCTGTAACTGTTCCAAGACTTCTCTCTTGATAAGCATGAAGCCAGTACCACCATTCCATATTTCAACAGGTTCATTGATTGGCACAGTAACCTCAGAGGCATACTCTACAAGGTTAACAACAAAGCTGCCAGTATGATTCTTGAGACTTTCTTTAGGCACACCGTTATTTATTGCAGTTTTAACAGTCTCCCAATTGATTTCTTTCTTAGGGTAGATACCACAAATCACTTCCTTATCTGCACGAACCATGTGTACTATATCTTCAGCATTGTATCGAATATCTGAATCAATAAACATGAGATGCGTACAGTCTGTCTTTAAAAACATATTCGCTAAACCATTTCTGGCTCTCTGGATGAGCGACTCATTAAACATAAAACTAAATACGGACTCAATATTATTTGCACTTAATGTAGATGGTGTTGACAGCATAGACTGTGCGTACACTCCATGACACATTCCACCATACATAGGTGTTGCTATAAATATCTTAGGTTTCTTTTCTTCACTCATTTCTAACTTTCCTTATATTCATTAATCATCACAACACAACTACCACCGGTATGTTTAATACCACGTTCAATAATTAACTTCCAGACCTGACAATCATCATCAAATACACCGGCATCTTGTAGACTATCTAAGATTGCCTTAGCACAGTTATCTATATCCATTAGCTTCTTACTTCTAGGACGTAAAATAATATCTACTTGAATCGGTATATCCCCCAGCTTAGGAACTTGGTTTGCAATAACATATTCCTGTACCTGTTCTTTAAAATCCCTACCTCGCTTAGAGAGATACTTCCTCCTACCGGATGTTAACCAGTAGGCATTGACACTAGGAGGATAGGGAAGATATAAGATTAAAATGGCACGTCCTCGTCATTACGTGTGTTAACTTCTCTTGGATAAGATACAGATTCTCTATCCATTTCAGTAGCAGATTTCATCACACTTAAAGAAAATAGATGACCGTTAGCATGAGTTTTTTTCCATGCTGAGATACGAACAATCTTGCCATCTACCATGACTTGACCCTTGTAATCAGGGTGAGTCTCTGTTTTCTTTTCTAAGTTTTGAAACAATACTCCACGACCTTCTTTTGGTATATGCGAACTCATAACTTCTCCTTATTTAAATGATACCTTGCAAAATGTTTACCGTTAAGTTTTACATCCTCGGTGTAGATGTTATAGCCTTCTTCTCTTAATACATTGATGTGTGCTGCCAATCTCATAGAACCGAAATGTTCCAAAGCCTCCATTGGTGTAATAGGTTTATCTTGTAACCAACGGAGGATATTATCTTTCTGTGTTCCATAACGACTCTTAGAGACTGGCACGATTACTTTGGGAGTGACTCCACCGGTTGTAATTTCTGCGTTAACAAGATATTCTGATTAATGTTTAATCTTGTAAGTATTAACTGATTAGACATTTTTAAAGAATCTAGCTTCTGCTTCTTTTCTACACCCTCATACTTCTTAGAATCCCTCACCTTGACGTACAGACTTGCATACGCATCTATCCAGTCATCTAACTCTTCATGTTTAGAATAGATAGTATTGTCCGGCAACATGAGAGCCATAGAGGGCTTTGATTCCTCTACATTACCTTCTGGATAGTCATCTTCTATATCAATAATAGGAACTTGTTTAGGAGCCTCTATTGCTGTTTTAGGAGGTGTTATGTCCTTTACTGGAGGGTTGTCGAAGTCGGCAACTTCCTCTGGGCTATAGAAGCCTGTGACGCTTCCCGGAAAAACGCTGCGTATTCCTTCGCTAATACATCTGCTTCTGAGCATGGCACGTGGAAACTTTTGCCATCCACTACCGGGCTTGACAAGACCAATGTTAGTAGCTTGTTTGATAGTCCAACTAACAGCGAGACTTCCACCGTTCGGGTGAGCAAAGACTCCAGTAACTCGTTCATCTGTATATTCTGTCCAGTCAACTTTTCCTCCTGCATTTTGAAACCTCGCTAACATGGCATCTGCTTTTAAAGCTGGTCTGCCTTGAATGATGTGAAAATCTCTGGCTGCCGTTGCAGGATGTAATCCTTCTGCTTGGGCGACTGCCATGAGGGCTAATACGCTATTTGTATCTTTCATGCCGAACAGATTAGATTTAGCAATTGCTTCTGCCATCTGTTGCATATCATTGAAACTGACTATGTTACTCATGTAAACCTCTCTAATAGTGTTAGGACTGTATCAATGACGCTACTGGTTGCCATCACATAAATTGCTATATCAATGTGGTTCATGGGTTAGACCTCTCCAAGATAAATGTTGATTATTCCACTTAAATTGTCTATTTAAGGAAGCCCACCAATACTTGCCACACCAATAAGCTAATACCCACATATCTTCTCTACCAACTTCATATAAACCCATACGTACTGGTTTAATGTGAGGAGGATACCAATTTGTCTTGTTCATTTGATTAAGAACCTCCTACTTCCTGCCTGTTCTACAACGAATTGCTTGTAAATATCCGGCATAGCACTCTCAAATAAACTAGAACTAAATCTCTTGGTAGACTTAGAACTTCTCCATGTGACCAATACATCACCACTAACAGAGCGTATTTCAGAAGCAGTACCCATAGAGTCCCTAAGATATGTTTCTATCTCTTCTGCTTGGGCTTCCATCTGCTTTATCTGTTCCTTCATTTGCTTGAGGTGTTGAATACCCTTCTCCATATTCATGCTTGCCATGATAGCGTTTTCAGTAGAGACTGGATAAAGTAACTTAGTCTGCTCAATGGTCTCTGCCGGAGGTTGTGTATTCGCTTTCACATGACCCCAAAAGACTGCCATATTCTTAATTAACTCTTCCTTCTCAGCATCACTAATATGGAACTCAAAGGTTTGTAATTCTTGACCACCAAAGAGGACTGCTAGGTAAGCATGGGATACATTGTGTACGGTAGCCTCATGGACAAGTTGTGCGTAGTCTGCCTGTGGAATCCGATTAGTATCCACGTCAAACTTATTACGAACACCAGCAGAATAATTCTTAACCTCCACGATACTAGAACCATTAGCAGTAATAAAATCAAAGTGAGAGCGAAGCCAAGGCTCAGTAGGATGAGTAAGAGAATAATCAGCATCTTTTAACTCCAGTTTAAGTCTTTCACTTGTGAGTCTACCAATAAGGGGTTGCATGACATGACCCATTTGGACTGCTTCTATGTCGGATAAGTCAACAGGAGGTAATGTACCTTGCTTAGTAAGGACTACTTCTACTGCTCTCCCATTAACTGCTTGACGTGTATCAGAAGCCCACCATGCACTATTTCTAATCTCCGGTGCAAAATCATTTCTATCGTTTGCCATTACAGAACCTCCGCTAATGATTTAATAATCTCTTTTAAGTGGTCTAAGTCATCTTCAAGAGAACCTAATTCATTCTCTTTATCGTCTAATTGTCTTTTAAGATTGGCTTCTACTTGTTCTAACTCTGCTATCTTTTGTAAGTAAAAGTCATTTTCATTGACGACTACTTTTCTTGGTCTGCCTCTGGTAGCCATTATCGACCTCCAAAGATGTGTGCAAAGTCTTGAAAGATGTCATCCATCATTTGATTGGTATAACTGGGTTGTTGTCTTTTGAGACCGGACTCTGTGCGTATGATGTCAAAGTCCTCTTGGGTTGCTTGATTGTTTTCTGCTCTTTCAATAGCCTCCTCAAGCATACGTTGTCGTTCTAATGAAAACTGAGCATAATATTCATTACTCATACTTCCTCCTAATAAGTTTAATGGTCTGTTTAATAAATCTACTACATACAACAGTTACAACTATACATCATATAATCTATATCCACAATACTTTATTATTTGTATTATTTGTTTTTGGTGTTGTATTCTTGCCACTATCTTTTGGGTAAAGTTTAGCCCTACAAGACTCTCTTTCTTGCATTGTGAAGTCTGGACTTATATTTACTAGACTACAATCTTTAGTATAAGGTATATGAGAGACATAACCCATTAGGTAGATGAGACTTACTAAAGTAAGTATCAGACAAGTTACAAGTACGTACTCGTCTCTTTCTACACTCTTTAAAATAGAGACTGCTTTTGTTGTCATTGACATTAGAACCACTCCTTATAATGTACTTCAGGTACGGAAAATTAAGCATATAAACACCAAACCCCTTATATATATAAAGGGGACTGAGTCTTTTTTACAGACTAACACCATCGTTTATCAGGTTAGATTACCTGTTTATCCCCATTAACTGTGTCATGTCGTTGGGAGAGCTGGGTTACAAGCTCCGTATATATACAGATTCTAGCCAATAAAAAAACCCTTAATTAGATTCTATGTTCAAGCCCTTTTTGGCTGTTTACCATCAAGGCATAGAACCTAATTAAAGGTTTTATATACAGGCTTGAATCCGTATGAATTGAATACTACAAAAAAAAAGAGAGACTGTCAAGTCTCTCTAAAAGCCTAATCATTTCAGGGATAATTATAAACCTAATTGGACTAACATTCTGCCTAACCAGATTTGATATCTAGTAAAGGGAACTGGGACTCTCTCAAGGTTTGTTGTATCGGTAGTTCTTAGATACTTCCATTGTCCGGAGTATCCACTACTAATTAACTCAATACCTCGTCTATCTTGATATCTCATGTTAACTCCTATAATCTGCTATTAGTTTAATAGTATCAAATACATTAGACCTTTTCAACTCATCTAGTGTAAGACTACTTGTAATGATAGATGGAGACCGTCTATAAATGGTATGGGTTATTTCCCTAATTTCATAAACTGATTGATTAAATTTTTTAGCTCTCTCAATTGCTTGCTCTAATTCACTCATAAAACCTCCTAATAATTGCTACATTGATAAAATGATAAGGGGGTGATACTAACCCCCTATAAACTAATTAAACAACCCTACGCCATTCTTTGACGTGTTTTTCAAGAATGATGTAATCACTCCAATCCGTTGTATCATTTTTAATACGATAAGCAACGCAACTACTTTGGTCGTTATTTTCTACAAAATTAATCTCCCATCCCCAACCCTTATAAAACCAATCTTCCTCATCTCTGATTCTGTCGTCATATCGTTGCCATAACAACTCTTTAAAGCGTTGCAATCTATTCATATTTGGCATAATTAGATTTCCTCTCTTGCTGGCTCGAATGTCGGTGTAGTTCCATCATCAAGGTAAGACTCTAATTCTGCTTCTATTGCGTAATATAAATCTCTACCCCTATCGGTGTTTTCAGTAGTCCCTAGTCCGTCATCATCTAATTTAATAAATCCACTATCTAAGTCATCAAGGGATAACTCTTGCAAAACTTTAAAATAAATGGATTCTGCTAACTCTGCTATGTTTTCAATGTACATGATTAAATCTCCTTTGAATAATCTTCAATGTGATAGTGCCAAGGGTCTGCGTAATCATCCCCTTCAATGGATTGTAATAAGCATTTTTCTGCTAATTCTTTGGTCTCAAAATGTCCAATATCATCCATCCACTCACCAAATTGGTTATATGCTCGTACTACATAAACATCAATAATATTTGGTATGTGCATGATTAAAACCCCTTAGCATAAATATAAACAAGTGCAAGTAAAGAACCCATAAACACCATAAAGATAGTACCTAGTAAGTAATCTATAAATGTTTTCATGTTAAACCCCTAAATCAAAATAATGATAAATACCGTCATCTAAAAGTCTAACGGGATTAATAGCTTCTCTAATATAAATGTCTAGTTCTTCCATCATGGAACCGTCGCCTAATTCAGAACCTAAATAAATATTATTCTTAGGTATATCCTCATAATTAATAAATGTTTTCATTTCAATACCTCCAGTTGACCGGATACACTCATTGAAAATTGAATAGCTTTCTTTAAATTCTTAAATGTTTTCCAAGCTATTGCCTCCTGACCGTAACAAAATGTTTTATAGTAAACACGTATCATAATGTCACCTCTTCAATGACAAAATAATGTCTAATCTCAATACAACAACTATATAAGCCGGTAATGTCACATATACAATGAATGTCATCATAAACAATATCGAAGTGACCCATAACCGGTAAACATTCTATCCAGTTATCTAACTGTAATCCTTCCTTATCAGTTAAACATGAGTAATCTTCGTTAATTAAAGCACTAGCATAAATCGAAGCAATACGATAAGTATAATAATCAAATTTCATAATAAAACCCCTTATAAAGTTAAAAATGATTCTAATAAGAATCCAATAAGAGACTGGTTAGAATCTCTTATTAGTTATTACTAGGCTACTTGTTTTAATGCTTCAAAGTTTACAATGTAATCCGTAGATTTTTGAGCATATGCACTAGCTTTAAATATCATTTTGTTATCATTCTTTAATGCTTTTAACCATGATTGAATATAACCCTCATGTCTAATATCACCTTTGACAGCATACTTTTCACATAAAAATGCACTACCTAACTCAGCTATTAATTCTTCAAAGGCGTATGCTGTATCTGCAAACCTCTTACCCTTAGTTCTGTCTAGTCTATGTTTAGCACCAGACCAGTGAGTTAACTCATGTAGTAATGTCGCATAATATCCGGCTTCATCGTGAAAGTCTGATTTAACCGGCATATTAATGTAATCTTCACTCGGTCTGTAATATGCACTATTTCCTGAATGTCTAATACTTGCACCAGTATTGCTAACCATATTGTCAATGTCTACATTGTTTAAGAATGGTTTATCTTCAACATCCCTAGGCTTAATCTCGATTCCCTCTACCTGCTCGGCATTGAATACATAATATGTCTTCATGCAAGCATAAAAAGACTCTTCACTTTGATTAGTATCCGGATTAATGCTATTTGTTTTTACTGGTGAATAAAAGACAATCGCTGTACCAGTCTCACCTTTACGCACATTAGCACCTAATTGTTGCCATTGTTTAAAAGAACCCCAGACATTAGACTGAAAGCCGGACATCCCTAAGATAACTCTATTGATACCGTTGTATTCATTACCGCTATGGATATTCTTATCTAAAGTGTTTTCTGTATGCCAAGGTTTAATCCATGGAATACAACCAGTTTCTAGTTTTTCAATGATTCTATTTGTAACTGTATCGTATATATCAGTTTTCATTCTTACTCCCCTTATAGTTACTACCCTGATTGATTGAAATTGTACTACTTGTATATAATTATATATATAGTTTTATAGTTGTCAATAGTTTTATATAAATATATTTATAGTCTTTATTCTTATAGTTTCATCTAGCCTTATAGTCTAAAGAGTAAAAGAGACAATATTGTTAAATACTTATATTGGCTATCTACTTATAAGGTATGGAATAGGATAGGGTATAAGGTTGGATATATACCTACACTACACGCTCATTAAACTGAGTATATGGCATATGGGTGTGATATCTATTAGACTGTATAGCATTGATATGCTTATTATCCTTGATATGGGTAAGGGATAGTAGTAAACTATTATTACAGTATAGATAATAGTAGGAGACTAAGAGATGGGCATGAGGTTGGTAGGTGCGAGACCCCCAACTGACTCCTCCCCAAAAAAAATATGCTATATTTGGTTTTATATGAATAGGAGAAGTTAATGATTAAGATTAATAAAGATATACCAGTACCTAATACTAGAGTAAGAAGAGAGTATCCCTATGATAGTATGGAGATAGGTGATAGCTTTCATGTAGATGGTGCTTCATTAGCTGTTGTATGTAACAGTAATTGGAGAAATGGTAAGAAGTTAGGGATGAAGTTTATAGCTGCAAAGGATGATACGGGGGTTCGTGTATGGAGAACGGTATAAAAGACCGTATGAATGGGGTGGGTATCTTGGCACAAGCTGATGCTAAGGCTAAATACATGGACTCTTTGACTAAGATGAATTGGAATCAGTTGTTTGCTGAGTTGATGAGGGTTCATGCGGAGAGTGCTAGGATGTTAAATGAGTCCTATGCTGAACTGGATAGAGTAAATGAGTTACTAAACAGAGATGAAGATGGCGATAGCTTCAACACCGAGACAAGTCACTAGTGAAGTGATAGAGCAATTGATGCAGAATCGGCTAGAGTTGAAAGCTGATATGCAGCGTGTACTAGGATGTTTCAGTAATGACGAGAAGAGACAGCTTGTTGCTGAGTGGAAAGCCAAGTATAGTGAGAGCAAGGTCAACGAATTAGTCCGTTTTGCTAAGAACAAGAAGGCTTGTTATACGATTGCTCATTGGGATATAGATAACTTTAGAAGCACAAGAAAATGAACTTTAACTTAAATAACTTCTATCGGTTCTGTGATAACCTTTCTGTTGAAACAAAGGAAGATGGTCTCAAGAAATTAACCCATCGTTTAGGCACCCAGACGTATGTGATGGATGAGATACAAAAAGGTCTTTCTGAGGATGTCCATTTCTTTGTTATTTTAAAAGGACGACAACAAGGTATCACTACAATTACATTAGCCCTTGACTTGTATTGGCATTTTATTCATGCTGGCTTACAAGGCACCTTAGTAACCGATACAGAAGAAAATAAAGATATGTTCAGGGGTACGCTTACTAATTACATGGATGGCTTACCTAAAGGCTTTAAAGTTCCGATGGTCGCCCATAACCGAAATGGATTATCTTTAAAGAACAGAAGCCGTTTGTTTTATCAGGTTGCCGGTCTGAGAGCCAAGGGTTCTTTAGGTCGTGGTAAAGGGATTACATATTTACATGGTACTGAGACAAGTTCTTGGGGAGATGAAGAGGGACTAGCTTCCCTGCTGGCTTCTTTGGCTGAGAATAATCCTAAGAGGTTATTTGTATTTGAGAGTACAGCACGTGGCTTTAATATGTTCCATGATATGTACGTAACTGCTAAGAGGGCTAGGACACAGAGGGCAATCTTTTGTGGCTGGTGGCGAAATGAGTTTTACTCTGCTGACCCTGAGAGCAATGTCTACAAAACATATTGGGATGGAAAGTTAACATCTGAAGAAAAAGAGTGGACTAAGGATGTTAAGAAGTTATACAACGTGGAAATTAATTCACGACAAATGGCTTGGTGGCGATGGAAACTGTATGAAGGTATTAAAGATGATGCGTTAATGTATCAAGAGTTTCCTCCTACAGAAGATTACGCTTTTATAATGACTGGTAGTAGTTTCTTTTCAAATGCGAGGTGTACAGATGCTATTAAATTGGCTAAGAAGATTCAACCTGACAACTATAGATATTCTTTCGGTGCAAACTTTCAAGATACACAGGTTCTTAAATCAACAGACCGTTTGGCTACGCTCCGGGTGTGGGAAGAACCAATTGATACAGCTTATTACGTTATTGGTGCTGACCCCGCTTACGGTAGTTCTGATTGGGCTGATAGGTTTTGTATACAAGTTTTCCGTTGTTATGCTGATGGCATGGACCAAGTTGCGGAGTTTGCTACATCGGAATTAAACACATACCAATTTGCTTGGGTTATTGCTCACCTTGCCGGTGCTTATAAGAACTCAACCCTTAACCTTGAAATTAATGGTCCGGGTCAAGCAGTTATTAATGAGATGCGTAACTTAAAACGTCTAGCAGCAGCCATGAAAACAGCAATGGGTAAAGACCTCATGGATGTATATGCTTCCATGTCGAACTATATATGGCGAAGAAACGACACTCTTGGCGGACCAAGTAACAGTATTGGCTGGTTAACAACTAGTGCAACTAAAGAACGTATGCTTTCCTACATGAAAGATTACTTTGAACGTAACATGATGCAAGTGTTAAGCCTTGATTTAATTGAAGAAATGAAAACCATTGTGCGTGATGGTGGAAGTATTGAGGCAAGTGGTCGTAATAAAGATGACCGGGTAATTGCCGCAGCCCTAGCAGCCGCAGCATTTGCTGAACAAGTACAACCAAGACTAGTAGCACAAGGCATTAGTCGAGCAGTCTCTCAAAAACAAGAAGAGTACACTCCTGAACAAATTGCTGTGGGTAAGAATGTAAGTGATTATCTAAAGAAGATTGGGGTATATGGATGAGAGACCCCATCATGCCAAAGGCTCAATTACTTAGAGAAATTAAAAGATTCATTAAAGACAAGAATCGTGGTATCTCAAGGGAACTCTTTGCGGAACTATGCGGAATTAGTTTAACTTTGTTGCGTGATGTTTTTATCAATGAAATCATACCCATGACAGAGAACACACAGATACGTGTGTCTAGGGGATACGCTGCTTACAAGCGTGGTGAAGTAGCAGTAATGATGAACCGAGACCAAACAAGGTTTGTACAGTTTAGGAAAGAACCTAAACCAATGTATGAAAGAAGTACGGGTTTACAAGTAGTAGATGGTCAGATTAAGATTAAGTTAGGTATTCGCAATGCAGCAGATTATTCAGGTAGTGATTTAAACGAACAGCTAGGGGGAAAGTATGGCTAAGGTATTACACGACTACAAATGTAGTGAACATGGTTACTTTGAAGGTTACAAATCAATCTGTCCAATGATGCAATGTCAGGGTGAGGTAATGATGGTTTTCTTACAACCACCGGGATTAGTTGGTGAGAAAACAAAAAAGAACGATAAAACCTTGAAACAATTAGCGATTGACTTTAAGATGACAGATATTAAGTCAACACGTGAAGGTGAACACCAGTCTGGATACTTGAAAAAGTATGGTGTTACAGAGGAAAAAGTAGAGAAGGCACCGGATGTTCCACGTGAAGCAAGACCGGGTGATTCTGCTGTTTGGGGTGGAGGCTTCCAAAATCTCAATATGGCGAGTATATTATCGGGAAGAGCAGTACAATCAGTAAAAGGCGAGGCTGTCGGTTTAACTCCATCTGAAGCTGGTATTCGCAAAGGACCGGTGATAGACCCAAATGCTACCATGCGTGACCACGAAAACTTGAAGATTAAAACATGATAATTCCACCAAAAGCAGAAGAGCGTGAGTTTTTTTACAAAGAACTGATAATGAAATGTCAGGTGTCTATTGATGAACGTAGGTCTGATTATTCTAATCTACGCTCTTTCTACTTGTTTGGTAACTCGGAAGAACAGTCACCTGCGGTATTTAATAAGATTCATCCGCACATTGACCAACTAACTAGCTTTCTTTACAGTTCAGAAACAACAAGGTTCTCAATTAATTTAGGTGCCTCTGTGGATGACCGGGAACATTACAAGGTTCCTAAACTTACACAAGCACTAAATGATGAATGGCTTAACTCCAATGCTGACCAAGTTTTTTCAACTGCTCTTACATGGTCTTTAGTTTATAACTCATCGTTTATTAAACTAATTTACAACAAAGGTATTCAGCCTTTTATGATTGAGCCTAGCAGCATCGGTGTTCTCAGAGAAGATGTACCTTACACCTCTAGGCAAGAAGCACTTGTTCATACGTACTACATCACTAAGTCTGAACTCTATGCACGACTCTATGACCATCCTAGACGGGAACAAATTGTCTCAAGAGTAAACTCTTCTTATGGACAACAAATTCACAATGAAGTACCGGACGGATTAACTGTTATTTTGTCGCAGTCTCAAGTCAATATGGTTGGTAACGTCAATATGCAGATGGGTCAGTACAACAAGTACAAGGCAAGAGTTGCAGAAGATACAATTGAAATGAAAGAGTTGTGGGTTTGGAATGATGAAATTAATGATTATCAAGTTGTTACTATTGCTAATCCTGATGTAGTTATCTATGACAGACCGGGTGAAAAAGTATTCCTTAAAGGTGAATTGCCTTTTGTTCAGTTATGTCCTAATCCTCAGTACGATTACTATTGGGGACAAAGCGAAGTACAAAGAATGATATTGCTACAGCAAGCTAGAAATAAACGCTTTGATGAAATTACACAACTTCTTGCCAAACAAGTTAATCCTCCAATGATGATTAGTGGCTTCTCTGGAATTATGGATGAAAAGAATTTTGCTTTAAATCGTGCAGGTTCTTTCTTATCAAGTGATATGCCAAACGCTAAGGTAGATAAATTAGCACCACAGATGCCGGCAGATTTATTTAGTGAATTAGACCGTATTGATTCTATGTTTGAAGAAGTGTCTGGTATTACCAACGTATTATCCGGCAAAGGTGAGTCAGGAGTACGCTCTACAGGTCATGCGTCACAACTAGCAAGGCTTGGAAGTTCAAGGGCAAAGAAACGTGCGTTAATTATTGAAGATAGTTTAGAAAAAGTGGCAACACTTTATTTAAAATTAATGGCTGTTTATGACAATACGCACTTTACAACTGAAGGCGAACCTGAGAAGATACCATTTATAGCAGAGCAGTTTACAAAAGATTATGATGTTAAAGTAGATGCACATAGTAACTCACCAATCTTTATGGAAGATATGAGAAACTTAGCATTTAATTTATTAAAAGCTGGTGCAATTGATAAAGAATCTTTGCTTGACTTATTAGAGCCTCCAATGAAACAATTGCTTAAAGAGCGATTGAAGAAAATGGAAGAGAAGCAAGAGAAGCAACAACAAGCAGCACAAGCTAGTAAACAAGAATTATCTCCACCGAAAGGTAAACCAGATTTAAAGGTAATGTAAATGGCGACTAGAGGAAATGTACAACCAAAAGCAGACCAGCCGAGAGTTACTCAAGGCAGTTTAAAAAAGGATACTGGTCCAAATTTACAATACCGTAATACAGATATTAAAACGGTAGGTCGCCAAATGGGTGGTCGCCCGGTTAGAGAGTACGGACGGGGGTAGTCAACTTGAAGGAGAGCATTATGGCTTACAAAAAAGGTCGTAAAGGTTGTCGGTAAATATTTCCTGTGAGAAGGAGAAGGGCTGTGGCTTCCTTGCCCTAAATAGGTCGCCGCCTCGTTAGGAGATGAATATGCGTAAAGCTAGAAAAGGACGTAAGGCACGTAAGTAATTCTTCGGAATTGCTTTGTACTTACAAAGAAACCTCCCATGGGGGAGGGAATAGAAATATATCCCCCACTTGACAAACTGACAGAAAGGTTTAATCTTTCTTGTAATTGAATAGGAAAACATTATGGCTGCTTCACAAGATAGACTGATGGAATTAATGAGTAAAGGCAAAGGCGGTGGTAACGCTGGACCAACACCTACTCCACCTCCAGTTCCTCCTATGGAGGGAATGTCAGATACAGCCACTCCTCCTACATCTTCACCTATGTCAACACCAGAACCTAAAATGGGTTCACAAGAAGGTGCAATGATAAATCTATCAATGGCTATGGACTTAATTGAGCAAGCCTTACCTGCTCTTGGTTCAGAGTCAGAGCAAGGACAAAAAGCATTAGCTGCTATACGTTCACTTACCGGTGTTATCGGACAACGTAAAGGCAAAACCAACGAATTGCAACAATCTGAGATTTTACAGATGTTACAATCCCTACCAAAAGGTGTAGGACCAGAATCAATGGGTTCTCCTCCAATGGCAGGTCCAGCCGGAGGTGGTATGCCTCCTCCACCAGTTCCATCTGCTCCCCCTCCCCCAATGGGCGGTGGTGCAGTACCACAACCTATGTAAAGGAAAGAATCATGGATTTATTTAGACCTAAAGGAGCCGGTCAGCCACGTAGACCGCTTGATGACAACCAGAAGAATGGTCAAATCATTAACACCCCACGTTATTCACGTTTTGGTGGATTAGATAATGCTCGTAAGACAGCAGAAAATAATCAAATGAAGATTGTTCCTCCCGGTGACGGCAAAAAAGTTATTTAATTAAATAAGGGGGTAGTATGTCGTTAGAAAATATGAGTTTTGATGAACGGGATTCTTTGGCTGAATTGTCTAAGAAATTAGCAGATAATCCAAAAACCCGTAAAGCATTTTTACGTTTGACAAAAGAAGTTAATCCGGATTTAAATATTCCTGAAATTGAGATTGAAGATTCAACAAGTTCTGCTTTGATGAAAATGCAAAAAGAAAATGACTCTTTACGTAACAAGTTCAGGGAGAAGGAAGCGTTAGAAGATTTAGAAAAACGCAGGAATAGCTTAATGAAAAAAGGTTTGGCAAAGTCAGATGATGATGTTGCAGCAATTGAGAAAGTAATGCTTGAAGAAGGTATTACTAATCACGAAGCAGCAGCACGTCATTGGGCTTGGATGCAGCAAGCAGCAGCACCAACACCATCTCAATTTCATTCAAACGTAGCAAAGAACCAAGGTTGGGATTTAACAAGGTTTTCTAAAAACCCAATAGGTACAGCAAGAGACGTTGCACACGAAGCATTAGCAGAACTCAGGAAGAATAGACCGATTGGGTTCTGATGTAGTATTAGGGGGTGGTAGCTGCGATAACATCAAGGCATTTTGTTGAATTTTTATAGGAGAGCATTATGGCTATAGGTGGCGGTATTTTACCTGCGGCTGGTACCTCGCAATATACGGAATTAACTTACGTTACAAGACGTGCATTTATTCCTAAGTTGGTTGTCCAGCTATATAACAGCACTCCCCTGATGGCAGCTTTGATTGCAAATAGTCAACAAGCCACCGGTGGTGTGTCCCAAGTAACAGTCCCGGTTCAGGGTTCACAGTTTGTTAATGCACAATGGTCTGACTATTCTGGTTCTTTTAACCAGCCGTCAGTACAGCAAGGTGCATACAATGCTGAATTTAACCTTAAACTAATGATTGCACCAGTACCGTTCCTTGGTATGGAAGGTGCAGTACAGCAAGACCATGCAATTATCCCTCTCATTGAAGCTCGTATGAATGATGCGACTAACGTAATGATGGACGCAATGGCTACTGCCTTGTACAACAATACGACTAATACACAACAATTTATTGGTTTACCTGCTGCTGTTGATGATGGTACAGGTACAGCAACTTACGGTAACATCAACCGTAACACATATACTTGGTGGAAATCCAAGCAATATGCTGCTGGTAACGTCAATCCAACACGTCAAAACGTACTCCAGTATATTTCTGGTACAGTCAAGAACGGTGCTGAAGTGCCTACTTTTGGTGTGTGCGGATTTGGTACATGGACATTGTTAGCACAAGATTATGTTGGTCAAGAACAATATGTCATCACTCCGGGTAACGGTTTTGATGGCGATTCAAATGGTCCTCAAGCCGCTTTTCGAGCATTGATGGTCGCTGGTGTTCCAATTTATCCAGACCCATATTGCCCTGAAGGTACAATGTATTTCTTGAACTCAAACTACCTTAGTCTGTATATCCATGACCAAGGTTCTTTTGTGTTCACAGGCTTTGAGTCTACTTTGCCTAACTGGCAGATTGGTTATGTAGGTGCAGTTTTAATGATTGCCGAATTGGTAAGCACTAAACCTAAGTCTATGACCAAAGTGACCGGTTATAACTCACTCAACATTTAAGGAGATATAACATGGCATTAAGTTTACAAAAAATCATATTATCCGGTGCTGGCAGTAATACCCCCGGTGCGTATTTTCAAACCCAAACGGTTGCTGTTGGTGCTACTACAACAGCTTTAGTACCTGCTGGTTTATATGTGTTGATACCTTCAACAAACATTAACGTACAAGCAACAGCAGATAATGGCTCTAATTGGAGTACATTTATTGCTGCTAACGTAGGTGGTGTATTGTTTTCTGACGGTGTAAACATTCGGTTTAACAACGGTTCAACTGCTGCTAACGTCACATTGTTGACTGTAAACGGTGGACAAGCTGCTTCTGGTACATACAATACTTAATTAAGGAGAATTGATATGGCAAATGCAGATGCAGTCGGTCAGTTGTATCTCGATAGTTTCGGCTATGGTCGTGTTGGTATTGTTGTAGCTACTCCTTTAAATACGGCAGGTAATGCAGTTGTTACTATTCCGTTATTAAGTGGTGGCTTAACAAATGCAAATGCTACAGTTGGTTCAGGTTCATTTATTCCTCGTAGAATAACTGTATTGAATCCATCAGGCTCTATTGCTTCGGCAAACGTATCAATTACTACATCAAATGATGGAAACATCTCTAATGCAGTAGTTGCCAACGTAGTTTTATCTTCAGTTTCGGCTGCTGGTAAATTTCAAGACTTGACAGTTGCATATACAGCCAATACAGCTATTACTGGTTATCAAACTTCTGCTTTATATGTTAATGTAAATACTGCGTCTGGTAATGCAAACACAGTAACCATTGCCGTATATGGTGATGTTGTTTCATTCTAATGACAACACTATACGTAACAAACAATACGGATACCGTTCTGACAGATAGTTGGGACGGTAAACCGTTTGTGTTTGAACCGGGTAAAACCATTGAGGTACCGGAAGAAATAGCAGTACACGTATTTGGTTATTATGCAAAAGATAAAGCACCTTACCTTGCTAGGTTTGGATGGGCTAAAACTTTGAATGATATACCAGAAGGAATAAAAAAATTGGAGCAATTTGTTATTAGCAATGAGGCTCCAAGAGTAAAGAACCATTCGATACCCCCGGTGGTGGAAAGAGTACCTTTACCTGCCTCAAAACAGGTAAGGGGAAAAGTCCTTAGCCCTGCTTAAATATGGATAGAATATGTCACAATCAACCTTGCAAAGTTATGTTACAGAATGTCAACGGCTTCTGCACGATGCTAATGCTGTATTCTATTCAGTTCAGGAATTAACTGATTATATTAATAATGCTAGAGAACGGGTAGCGAGAGATACAGGCTGTACAAGAAGTTTACAAATTACACAAGTCCCTGCAAATCCTACTGGATTAACCTCTGTTAATACTCCAATACAATGGGTAGCTAATGCAACAGCTACAACGGGAACACTTGTATTTTTTAATATTTATACGTATTCTGTTGTGTCGGGAGGAACATTTGCTTCTACTCCTCCACCCTATCCGGGTAATACAGGTTCTGCACAAAGTGTATATCCACCATCAACCCCATTTACTAATGGTACAGTAACACTACAATATGCTGGTCCTGTTGAGGTAATTCCTTTTGTATCGTTACCGCAAGGTATTAATACGCTTGATATTATTAATGTCAACATATTTTGGGGTAATACTAGGTATCCATTACTTTACAAACCTTGGACACAGTTTAATGCTGAGTTAAGGTATTGGCAAAACTACATAGGTCAACCAGTTTGTTTTTCTGTTTATGGACAACAACAAATTTATTTGTCGCCCATACCAGACCAAATATATTCTTTAGAAATAGATACCGTACTTTTAACAACATCACTTACTAATTTAGCTGATGTAGATACACAATTAAATGACCCATATACAACACCTGTTGCTTATTACGCAGCTTATAAAGCTAAGTTTAAAGAACAGAGTTATGGTGAGTCTGAAATATTTAAACAACAATATAATCAACAAATACAAGCAGCCTTAGCGTCTACATTTACTAGACGGATGCCAAGCCCTTATTTGCCGGTAATGTAATATGGCACAAAGTCCTGAACAGAAAAAATCGTATCAGGTCATTAAACAGTTTACTACTGTTAATACCAAAGCGAACCGTACAGCAATAGATGAATCAGAGTTTTCATGGCTAGAAAATGCTATGCCAATTGGATACTCTAATTTAAAAATTACTGGTCAACGGTCAGCCGTAACTAATAGTGCTGGCAATGCTGTTGTCTTTTCTGCTAACGTAACTTATTTAGCCTCTGTTAATCTTGGTTTAGATGATTACGTTGTTGCATTTAAAGATGACGGTTCAGCACAAGCGTTTAATTTACAATCTAAAACATTAATTACTGTTGGTAATGCTGGTAAATTTTCTAATAGCGGTATGGCAATTAGCCAATGGAAAAACCAGCAAATGCTAATTATGGACCCATCAAAAGGTTATTACGTATGGGATGGAAACAATACTGTATTTGTAGGTAGCGTAGGACAGTTAGCACTTATTAGTGGTGGTAGTGGTTATACTGCTGCTCCCGGTGTTGTACTATCAGCACCTAACGATGCTAATGGAATACAAGCAGTTGCTGTAGCTACGGTAGCTGCCAATGTAGTAACTTCAATTACTTTAACAGAAGCTGGTTCTGGATATACACAAGCACCTACTGTATCATTTTTTGGTGGTGGAGGTTCAGGAGCAAATGCAGTTGCAAGTATAGTTACGTTTGCTACTGGTACTGTATCTATTGCTGTAACTAATCCCGGAGATAATTTTACCTCTGCACCTACAGTTAGTATTACTGGCGGTGGTGGTACAAATGCTGCTGCTACGGCAGTTGTTCGTGGCAATGCGTTAGCTACAATTGTGATGACCAATCCGGGTTCTGGATATACTAACTCTGCCAATTTAGTAGTAGCTTTATCTGGCGGTGGAGGTTCAAATGCAACTATTTCGGCTACTATTAATAATACTCCTAATGTGGATATTGCTTCTTTTAGCGGTAGAGTATGGATTGCTGCTGGTCGGCAAGTGTACTACTCTGCTGCCGGAACATTTAACGACTTTACTAGTGTGTCAGCAGGAAACATTATATTAACTGACTCTACATTACATGGAGTTTTGTTTAAGTTACTTGCAGCAAACAATTTTTTATATTTATTTGGCGATGATTCAATTAACGTGTTTTCAGATGTAAGAGTCCAAGCCAACGGAAATACTTTATTTACTAATACAAACGTCTCTGCTTCTGTAGGTTCTAAAAGAGCAAATACAATATTTCCGTATTTTAGGTCTGTTTTATTTTTGAATGATTATGGAATTTACGCTTTGGTAGGTTCTACAACTTCTAAAATATCAGACCCGTTGGATGGTGTTTTCCCTAATATAGATTTTACGTATCCAATCTATGCCGGACAAGTATTGGTTAATAACATTTTATGTGCAGCATTTAACTTTAGATATTACGATGCAGTATTTTCTAATTCTTACCGGTACATACAAGCTGTATTCTTTGAAAAAAAATGGTTTTTTACAAGCCAAGGTAATTCATTACAATACGTGACTTCAGCACCGGTTGAAGGTAAAATCAATTTATACGGTACAGAAAATAGTGCTTTGTATCAGTTATACGCTAATAGTACAGCTAACGTATCTAGTATCATTCAAACTGCTTTAATGCCAATGAGTGACCCGATACGTGATAAACAAGCACTTAAATTTGGTGTTGAAGCAACAACAAGCGGTAATACTACAACAGGTACTGTTTTTACTATAACTGTTGATAGTCAGCAAGGCTCCAGTCCACCGTATACATTACAGAATAACGTAACATGGGTTAACAATGCTGGAGCAACAATTACTTGGATAAATAATAGTTCTACGGTAATATCATGGTTATACAATACTGGTTATTATTTATATAAGTCAGATGCACAACAATGGGGTAAATACTTAGGGTTAACACTACAATCCAACTCTGCTGCATTTGTTGTGAATACGTTTGAATTTGAACATGAATTAAGAGCGAGGTTCTAACATGGCAGTCCCATATACATTTGCTACGGCAACCGCATCTATACCACTAAGTCAATTAGACTCTAACTTTGCTACTGGAATAACTCTTGGTAATACGACAGTTTACTTAGGGAATACCACTACTAGTATTGGTAATTTAACTTTAACTAATGCGACTATTAGTTCTGTAGCTAGTACATTCCCTAACAGTTATTTAGCAAACTCAAGCATTACATTAGGCACAACTAATGTCAGTTTAGGTGGTACTGCTACTACATTAAATGGTCTTACTTTTAGTAACGTAACAATATCTACAGGCAATGTTACTGTATCTTCTTTGACAGACTCAGGACTTACAAGTGGTCGAGTAACGTATGCCGGTACAGGTGGATTGTTACAAGATAGTGCTAATTTAGTATTTGATGGTACTACATTAACCACTTTAAATACTGCCTACACAGGCACATTAACTGGCGGTACAGGAATAGTTAATCTAGGTTCAGGACAGTTTTATAAAGATGCTAGTGGTAATGTAATGGTTGGAACAACAAGCGGTTTTGGTTCAGGAACTTATGGTTTGCGTGTTTCTAATACTGCTGTTAGTGGGTTTGGTACTCTTTCATTGCAAGGCAATAGAACGGTTGCTGAAGATACTATTAGTCTTGTACAGTCATTTAATTCATCTACCGAAGTCGTTAGAATAGCTACTATTCAAGGAGCAAATGCTACTTCAGGTCAGATTGTATTTCATACGGCATCAACTGGAACTCTCGCAGAAAAGATGCGTATTACTTCTGCTGGTGATGTAGGTATTGGTACTGGTAGTCCTAGTTCATGGGGTAAATTAGCTGTTTATGGTACTTCGTCAGGGGGTCAAGTAGTATCAGCAATTGTAAATTCAAGTGGTACTGCTAATACACAAGCTGTTCTGTCTTTTGATACAAGTGCTAGTGGATTTAATGTTCGTGATAGCCAAATTAGGTCAACTAATAATGGTTCAAATCAAACAACACTACAATTTTATACGTCAAATGCCGCTACTCCAGCCGAAGCAATGCGTATTGACTCTAGTGGTAATGTAGGTATAGGTACTAGTAGTCCTTCAACATTTAGTGCATATACAAAATTAAGCGTATTAAATGGTGTTGCTGTTGGAGTAGATGCTTCTAACGCTGGTCGTATCGTTGGTTCAACAACAACTGGAACAGAATTGTCCTATTTATCAATGGGTGGTAACTACAATATTGGTTCTACTGGTGAAATTGCGTTAGCTACGACAACTGCCAAAGCTATGTTATTTGGGACTAATGGCACAGAACGGATGCGTATTGATTCTAGTGGTAATGTAAGATTATCTGCTGGAAACTTATATTGGGATGTGGCTGGAACAAGATACATATCTAACGTAGGTGATTCTAGTTCAAATATTAATATTCAAAGTAGAGGTTATACAACATTTTCTTATGGTGGTGCAACTGTAGGTGCTGGTACTGAAGCGATGCGTATTGACGCTAGTGGTAATTTGTTGGTTAATGGAACAACAGTTAGAAATTCTGCAAAAGTATCTATTGATTATAATGGTAGCACTAATGGTGGTATGGGAATTAACGATACTGCGTCTGCTAATGGTTCTTCATTAATTGCGTTTTTAACAGGTGGTACATTTAGAGGTGGTATTACTAATAATAACAATACTGGAGTTCTTTACAACGTAACTTCTGATTATCGCTTAAAAACTGTTATTGGCTCTGTATCTAATTCAGGTCAAAGAATTGATGCTCTTGAACCTATTGAATTTGAATGGAACAAAGGTGGTAAAACAAAAGGTTTCTTAGCCCACAAGTTTGCAGAAGTTTATCCAAATAGCGTTAGCGGTGAAAAAAATGCTGTGGATGAAAATGGAGAACCAAAATATCAAGGTATGCAAGCATCAAGTTCTGAAGTAATGGCTGACTTAATTGCTGAAATACAATCACTTCGTAAACGTGTAGCACAACTAGAATCTAAATAAGGAAATAAAATGACAACATTTAATTGGCAAGTAGTACAAATGGACAGACTTACTAGCGACAGCTTTGTTGTAACGTGTCACTATACAGTTAATGCTACAGATGGCGATTACACAGCATCTACATACGGTACAGTAGGCTACACACAAGAACAAGGTGAAACATACATACCTTACGCTGATTTAACAGAAGATATTTGCGTAGGATGGGTGCAAGATAGTTTAGGCAAGGACACAGTAGAAGCAAGCCTACAAGCACAGATTGACGCATTACAAAATCCTGTACAAGAATCAGGAGTACCTTGGACAACATTAGAAGCACCGATTTAATTAACAGTAGTACATCAATAGGGGGTTTTATGAAAACTTTTACTTTAGAAGATAATGAAGCACAATTTGTATTGCAAGTATTAGGACAGTTACCAACACAATCAGGAGCATTTCCTTTGTATCAAAAACTTGCAGAACAATTTAATGTTCAAATGCAAGCAGATACTCCAGCACCTGAGCAAATACAGGAACAAGCATAATGAGCGTTAATGCACCATTTACACCAACTGGTAACACCGTTATCATAACGGCTGCAAATCCATCTCCAACACCTGTACAAGTTACATCCTATAGTGGTGGTAGCAATCAGTACCGTATTCTCAATGCTGGTACTGTAGTGGCTTTCTTAGGCTATGGTGGTAATGCTACAACTGCTACTGCTGGTGCTAATACTCCCAATACCTCACTTGGTAATTGTTTACCATTGTTACCGGGAACGGATGAGATTATTACGTTTCAACCTAACGCATACTTTACGGCTAATGCCTCAACATCGTGTGTGTTATACCTAAGTCCGGGTGATGGTAGCTAATGCTAAAGACTGCAAGTTCCCTAATTAATCAACTGTTTTATGCAGGGACTTGGAACGCTTCAACAAACACTCCTACGCTAGTATCAAGTGTAGGAGTCAAGAATACATACTATATTGTCTCAACTGCTGGTAACACAAACCTAAATGGTATTTCTAATTGGGCTGTGGGCGACTGGGTTATTTTTAACGGAACAGTATGGCAACGCATACTTGGCGGTGATGCTGAGATATTTTCTAGCCTTACTGTAACTAGTCTTACTGGATATATGTACGCTAACGGCAATAGTGCTGTTACGGCATCAACAACTATTCCAGTAGCTAATGTAACTGGTGCAGTAGCCAATACAGTATATATTCTTGCAGGGACCAATTTAACTGGTGGGGGTGCCTTAACCGGTAACGTCACTATTAACAATCCTTATACCGGAACAGTAACTAATATAGCAACAGGCACCGGACTTACTGGTGGACCTATTACTGGTACAGGAACAATTAGTTTAGCAAATACAACTGTAACGGCTGCCTCTTATGGTAACGCTAGTTCGGTTGGTACATTTACCGTTAACGCTCAAGGGCAACTTACAGCAGCATCTAATGTTGCTATATTAATTGGTAATTCAGGACTTACAAATAATTCAGTAACTTATAACGGTGTAGCTGTAGCTTTAGGTTCTTCAGGAACAATTACGGCTGCAAATCCAAGTGCTTTAACTATTAGTACCGGATTGTCTGGAACTAGTTATACAGGTTCGGCACCCGTAACAATTGCTATATCCAATACTGCGGTAACTGCTGCAAGTTATGGTAATGCTTCTACTGTAGCTACATTTACAGTCAATGCACAAGGACAATTAACTGCTGCTGCTAATACAGCCATTTCTATTACAAATGGTCAAGTGTCTGGTCTTGGCACAATGTCTACACAAAATAGTAATAACGTAACTATTACCGGTGGTTCAATTTCTGGTAACTTAGTTAACTTAACAACCACAACTGCTGCAACTGCTACGTTTGCTACAGCTAGTTTGCCTTTAGTCCCTGCTGGATATTTTTCTTTAAACTTAAATGGTGTTGTAGTTAAAGTACCATACTATGCGGTGTAAACATGGATAATCAACAAATATTTAATGTCATTATGGTAATTGCTGGATTTTTAGCTGCTTTTTTTGTTAACAAAGTAACTAAGGACATAACTCGTATGGAAGATGACCTTAAAGATTTACCACACACTTATGTTGCAAAAGATGACTATCGTACAGACATAGCAGAAATTAAAACTATGCTTGCTAAAATATTTGATAAGTTAGACAAAAAGGTGGACAAATGAGAAAAGATTGTCATAAACCATCTTATTATTCATGGCGTGCATTTAGAAATAGATGCAATAGCGACAAAATGTATAACTACGCAAAATATGGTGGTTCTGGCATGACATACGATTCTCGATGGGATTCTTATGATATTTTTTTAGAAGAGATGGGACAAAGACCAGACGGTAAAACTTTAGACCGTATTGATAATACAAAAGGTTATTATAAAGAAAATTGTCGTTGGGCAACACCAAGTGAACAACAATCTAATCGTAGTTGCACTTTATGGATTGAATATAACGGTGAACTTAAAACAGCAAAAGAGTGGGCAATTGATTTAGGTCTTGCACCCGGTGCTGTTTGGAATAGAATTAAATTACTTAAATGGGATATTGAAAAAGCTGTTACAACAAGGAAGGCAGGGTAAATCTATTAATATGGAGACGCTTTCCATTGTTCAATTTGGGGACAAAGAAGGTCTCAAAGAGTTTTTGTTTGAAAACGGAGTACAACACCTCTTATTTTGGGAAACATTGACTGATTTAGGGCAAACATACTCTAAATTCCCCCTTATAGATGCTAATATAGACAACCTAGATGACTGGTTATTGTCACATCAAACGGAGCATCAAGCACTTGCAGGGTACTTAAATTTAAGTAATCCTTTCAATATGTTAGACGTAAACTTCAATAAAGAGACTGAATTTTATGACTGGTTAGGGTTACATTTAACAATACATGAGCAGATAGCTTCTGCGTTAGGACTTTAAAAATGTTCTCCGTCCATAAAAAAAATTCAATTTTTGGAAAAAGGTAAATCATGGATGAAATTGATTTCGGTGGTGGAGGCGATGGTTCTTCGGTAAGTATTATCGGAGATTTTGGCTCTGACCCATCTTTATATAGTCCGGGTAGTTCTGGATTTAATCTTCCTGATTTTGGAGGGTCTGCGGAAGCACCGGCAGCACTTAACCAACAATTTTTAACACAATTACCAAACTTAACTTCAGGTGACTTTGGCTCATCATCAAATGCACCAGTATTTGCAGGGGAATCACAAAAACTAATTGAGCAACAACAAAGCATTTCTAAAGCAACTCAAGATTTAATTAATCAACAACCTCAAATAAAAAATAGTTATCAACAATATCAACAAGCATACAGCACTAATTTGCCTCTTTATAATCAATACATGAAGGCTTATTCAGGTTTTTTAAACGCATACAATTTTAATATGCAACAAGGATATGGCGATGTTGGTAATATGGGACGCTCTGCAAGTGCAGCTTTAAAACGTGCGGAAGAATACAAACAAAAAATTAGTGATGCTGCAAAGACATATACAACAATTGTTAACGACTACAATACCAATTTGGAAAATGTTAAAAAATCTTTAACAGATTATCAAGCAAATTATGAAAAATTCCAAAATGAAGTAACAAATAGTAAAGCAGCGTCACAAACTCCGTCTACTGGAACATCTGATACTACTACACCTGCTGTACCGGGTTCAGGAGATGTTAATATTCCAACAACTCCTCCGGCTCCACCAGTTCCAGAAACTCCAGTAGCTACAGCACCGGATATTGTTGTAACTCCACCAAAAGATGTTGCTCCTGTAGATAAACCCGTATTACAACCAACTGAACAACCGATTGAACAGCCTGTTGAGGAACCTGTCGATAAAACAGTAAGAGATACAACTAAACCATCGGACCCAACTAAGTCTCCTAGTACAGATATATCAATAAATTTTAATCCGTTATTTCCCCCAGAAAAAGGTACATTACCAAAAAGAGGGGGATTGAGTAATGCTCTAGGAACTGATACATTATCAAGTACATTACTAGGAAGTAGTTTAGCTTCAACACCATCTTCTGCTGACCCATATTTGTTAGGTTCAGATGAAAAAGCAAGAAATGTTTGGAACACCGAATCTTTAAGAAACGCACTAGGAATCTAATATGGCACTCACAAAAGCACTTAAAACTGACTTATCAGCGTTAGCACAAATTATTCAATCCAAAGGTCGTGGAAAAGATACGGTGCTTGCTCACATTACTCCTCAAGAAGCTGCTCTTCTTAAAAAAAGAGGTGGTAGTGGCACAACTAACCCTGATACTGGATTACCGGAGTTTGAGGAAGAGAGTGGTGGTTACAATCCACAGCCTGTTCAATTTGACCCTGCTCAATATGAGCAAACAATTCAACAACAAGATTACGCACAAACTTCACCAACTCCTTATGCAGATACAGGTTTATATCCCGGAGGAAATGCTCCAGACGGTCAAGCAACTGTTTATGGTTCTCAAGCACCCTACTACACTTCGGCTGACCAACCCGTTATAACAGCAGGAACACAGGCTTTTGGTTATGAAGGTGACGCTATGGGAGGTCCTGCTTCTATTGGTCCTGCTATGGCTTATACAGGATTAGGAAGAGAAATTCCCGTTCAATCAGCATATAAATTAACTCCCGAAGGAACAGCCGTTCAACCAGAACAACCATCTACATCATCATCAATGGGTGACTTGTTAAAACAATTAAAAGGTTCTACAGGTTTATC